AACTAAAAGACGGCAGTTTAATTGTATGTAAGGGTACAGGTCAGCAGATACGTGGTATCAAACACGGAAATCAACGACCTACTCTTTTAATCCTTGATGACCCTGAAGATGAGAATAATACCAAGACGGCTGAGGCAATGGAGTATAACCTGCGTTGGTTATTACAATCTGGTGTTCCATCGGTTGACCCGCTTAGAGGTAGGATTGTGGTGATTGGTACTCCCCAACACGAACGTTGTTTGGTAGAAACCTTAAAAGAGATGAAAGGTTGGAATACCAAAGAGTATAGACCTATCCTAGAAGAAGATTATAGTTTATGGCCAGAGGTATGGCCTGTAGAGAAATTAAAGGAAAAGAAAGAAGAATTAGAAAGTATTAACCGATTATCGGTGTTTTATAGAGAATACCTGTGTCAAATCGTAGGTGATGAAGATAATTTATTTAGAAAAGATGACGTTCAGTACTACGATGGATACATCGAACAAAGTGAGCAAGGGTTGTCGACCCTCGTTCTGACGAACCTGAATGGTGAGGAAGTAAACGAGAGGAGACCTGTAAACGTGTTTACTGGTATCGACCCTGCATCTAGTACGAAGAAAGGAGCAGACTATAGTGTTATATTCAATATTGCTGTTGATGGTGATAATAATCGTTGGGTACTCCCGTATTACAGAAAGAGAGCGACTCCCTTAGATTTAGCTGATTCCATTATCAATAACTTTAAAAATTACAAAAGTGCTAAAACAAGGATTGAATCTGTTGGATATCAGGAAATGTTGAGACAATACATTAAAGAAAAAGCAGAAGAACTAGGAATGTTTATTCCTGGACTTGAAATAAAAGAAAACCCTAGAACTAGCAAATCGTATCGATTAGAGAGCTTACAACCATTGTTTGCTAATAAAAAAGTGTATATTCAAAAAAATATGCAAGCATTTATAGATGAACTAACATTATATCCTCGTGGTAAGCACGATGACTTGTTAGATGGATTCTTTTATGCAAACAAGAATTGTTATAGACCTACCCATGATTCTACCCCAGAAATGCAAGAAGACCCCTGGTATAGAAGGAAATCAACTAAAAGTTGGAAATTATTGTAGATTTCTCTTGACAACAATGAAATAATTCCCGTAATTTCGCTATAGTACATTTATGGAAAAAAGCAAGTATTATTTAGACTTTGATGAATTTATTTCAAAACTAGATAGTTTAGATAAGGTAGAGATACCAAAGGGATATATAGCGATAGATGCCAAAAAAGATACAAAAAAGAGTACAAAGCACAAGAACTCAAAGTCAAGATGATTTACAGTTTGTTTTTGATTATCAAACTGGTGATGTAAACCAGGTAGAAATAGACGAAGAAGTACAACTAACTAGAGAGCTATTTTACGATTATAAGAGTGCTAGAGAGTTATGGGCACAAAAATTTCAAGAATCTGTAGAGTTTAGAGCAGGTGCACAATGGACAAATGAAGAACGTGACGTACTAGAAGCACGTGGTCAAGCACCAATCGTAGTAAATAGAATACATCCTATTGTAGAAACTGCTAAATCCCTTCTAACATACAACTCACCTCAGTTTCGTTCTACTGGTCGTGAAGATTCAGATAGAGAAACAGCAAAGGTCTTTTCAGACTTGTTTCAGTATATATGGCAAATATCTGCTGGAGACGAAGAATTAAAACAAGCTATTGACGATTACTATGTTGGTGGTATGGGAGTTCTTCAAGTATATCAAGACCCTGATGCTGATATGGGTAAAGGTGAAGTATATATCAAGTCTATCAATCCATTAGATGTGTACATAGACCCAAATGCAAAAGATGTATATGCTAGAGATGCTGCTAATATTTTAGTAACAACCTATATGACTGATGAGCAAGCAATGCAAATATATCCAGAGTTTACTGATATTATTGAACAATCCGCAATGCATCCTGACGAATCAGATGATTATCCAGTTACAAACTTAGCAGCTACTGAAGGGCAACTATTTACTACAGATGGAACAGAAACTGTACATAACAGAAGACAATACATAGAACGTTATTCAAAACAAATGGATTCTTACTATAATTGTTACGAACCATTTTCTCAGCAAGAGCATTTGCTTACAGAAGAAGAATATGAAGAGTATTTAAAAACATATTATGTTAAAGTAAAAACCATTAAAGGCGAAGAAATTATTCTATTTGAAGAAGAATCTGTTGAAGATATGTTTAATATTATAGAAACTATAGGACCAATGTTCCATTATGAAGTACCAGATTTACAAATGGATGAACAGGGAAACCCTATTCCTCAAAAACCAGTAAGAGTTCCAGGGGAAGAAGATGAAAACTCTATTCCTGGAAGCACTACACTATTAATTCCTATGACAGTAGAGGAGTTAATAGGTACAAAAGCTATAGTTTCAAATCAAATAGAGCAATGTAGAGTAAAAATGGTAGTTAGCGTTGGAGATAAAAAACTTTATGAACGTGTGTTACCTACTGAGGATTATCCTATTATTCCTTTGATGAATATACATCATAGAAATCCATATCCAGAATCAGATGTAAGATTATATAGACCTTTACAAGAGTATATAAACAAAATACGTTCATTAATTATTGCACACGCTAGTACAAGTACCAATGTAAAGCTATTGATTCCAAGAGGTTCTGCTGATTTAAACCAAATAGAACAAGAATGGAGTAAGGCAGGTACTAGTGTTATTGAATTTGATGCAGAGTTAGGTGCACCGATTGTGGCTGGCCCAGTCCCACTACCAAATGAGCTTTATAAAAATGAAGCTGATGCCAAATATGATTTAGAATATGGATTTGGTATTTTTGAATTAATGCAGGGTAGTGGTAAAAGTGCGCCATCGACATATAGAGGTACATTAGTTGTTGACGAGTTTGGCCAGCGTAGAATTAAATCTAGAAGAGATGATATAGAAGGAATGTTAAATCAAGTAGCTAAGGTTGCAATACCATTAATGCAGCAATTATACACAGAAGAAAAAGTAATTAGATTGGTACAACCTAATGGAACTGAAAAAGAAGAACGATTTAACTTCTATAAAGAAATAGAAAATGGAGATGTAAAACGTTTTCACGATATTGGCACTGGAAAGTACGATATTGTGGTAGTATCTGGTTCTACATTACCAACAAATAGAATGGCACTTTTAAACAATTACATGGATATGTACAAGATGGGATTAATTGACCAAGTAGAAGTATTGAAAAAATCAGAACTTGTAGATGTAGATGGTGTATTAGAACGAAGTGGACAAATGAAACAATTAATGCAACAAGTACAAATGTTGCAACAAGAATTAAAGAAAGTCAAGGGCGATTTACAAACTGCTCAACGTGAAGAAGTTCACGCTAAAAAACGACTAGAAGTAGAAAAATTCAGTGGAGAGTTAGATAAAGTATCTAACAGAGCTGATATGGCAACTACGCTTTATAAAGCAAGGTTGAACGATGCAAAACAACAGTTGATGAACTCTTCTCCTGGTGAAATGGATATCATGGAAAATGATATATTTGAACCACAAGAGGTAGAAGAGAGTTAACATAGGAGATAAAATGGAAGAAAATATAATGGACACAGTAAATGAGCAAGGAGCAGAAGGCGTAACGACTGAGCCAACTGCTACTTCAGATGACATTTTTAACGAAATATTTGGACAAGCACAAGAACAGGTTGCTCCTGTCAGCCATGAAGTAGTTGAAGGTGAACCAACTGATACTCAAGTTACTATGGAACCAAAGAACGACCCTGACCAGTTTCAATACTGGCAAAGTCAAGCTGATAAGAGACAAGCAGAAGTAGATATGTTGAAATCACAAATGACAGAATTAATGTCTAAAGTAAGTCAACCTGCACAAGCTGCTCCAGTGGAGAAGGAAACAGTGTTAGAAAAACCTGTTAAACCAACAAAACCAGCTGACTTCGACCGTTCTGAAGCTTTGACTGACCCTGATAGTGCATCAGCAAAGTACTTAGCAAAGCAAGAATCTTATTTGGAAGCTATGTCAGAATATGTAGCAAGTTCAAATGAAAGAGTCATGCAAACGATGACAAAGGCACAACAAGAACAACAAGCAGCAGCAAGGGACCAGAAGGTTATGCGAGACTTACAGTCTAAGTATAACTATACTCCTGAACAAGCTAATGATTTTGTAGCTCAGATGTCATCACCAGATTCATTATCGTTAGATAATTTGGTGCAACTTCACCAGTTGAAAATGAACACAGGTTCACAACAGGTTACACAGATAACCCCACAAGCTCAACAGAAAGCTGCAGTGATGAATCAACGTAATGAAAAACTAAGTATACCTAAACCTATCGGAGTACAGCCAGGAGCTAGTGACCAGTCGCCAACTAAAAACATAGAAGATAAAATGATGGATGCGATGATTAATAACTTTAACAAGCGTAATCCATTTTAATTAAGGAGAAGGCAAAATGGCACAAGACGCAAACGGAATATTCTCACCTAGCATTGGTGTTACACCTCAAGGTGTTTCTATCAATGATAGTAGACGAATATTTAACTTCGGCGAGAGAGTCGCTGAATTAAACCCAGCTGCTTCACCTTTCTTCGCATATTTATCAAAAGTTGCTAAGAAACCTACAGATGACCCTGTATTTAAATTCTTAGAAAAAAGACATCAATGGCAAAGAAGAAACTTCTTTGTTAAAGCACAAGATACTTTAACTGCAGATGCTTCATGGGAAGCTGCAGACTTCAATCTAAGTTCTTTTGAAGTTGATGTTGATTACGATATTTATGGAAGAAAAGTAAGTGGCGGAGAGTTCAAAGCTGAATTTTTACAAGTAGGACAAATGATTGCTATGGAAGCAACAGCTACTTTATCAAGTACAGCATCACCAGTAATTGCATATTACAGAATTACAGGTGTAACACAAAACTCAATAGATACATCTATTAACGCAGAATATGTTAAAGCTGTGAAAACAGGTGTAGAAAATGGTGAGATTACAACATATGCTAACGCAGACACTTTGGTATTTGCAGACAATGCAAATGGACAAGTAATTGGTTCAGCATACTTAGAAGGCGATACAGCACCAGCAGGTGGTTGGAGAGACGAATTCTTTTCAAGAGAAGGATATGCTCAAATCTTCAAAACTGTTGTACCTCTATTTTCTGGTACTTCTTTAGCTACACGCTACAGAGGTGACGCTAACGAATACATGAGAGTATATCAAGAAAAACTTATGGAACATAAGATGGACATTGAGAATGCTTTACTATTCGGTTATGGTGTAACTGATGAAAGTTCAACAGACGCTGCACGTAAAACTTGGGGTATCTTACCATACACCGAAATTTACGGTAGAGTAAAAACATTTACTTATGCTTCATCAGGATATGATGACTTCGTAGATGCTATGTCAGACATTTTTGATGCAGAATCTGGTGCAGGTGGTAGTAAAATGGTACTTGCTTCACGTTCTATCATGAACTGGCTTAACAAATTAGGTGGTAGTTCTTTCTTAGGAAATACTATGAGTGCAGGCGTTGGAGTAGCAGCAGCTGGTGTACCAACATCATCACCATATGGTGTTTCTATTGATAAAGGACAATCACTGTTTAATGGTGTTAATGTAACACAAGTAGATACCTTATATGGTACTCTTAACTTTGTTATGGAACCACTATTAAGAGGTCCTTGGGCAAACCATGCTATTGTTGTTGACTTAAACAACGTAGCTTACAGACCACTAGCTGGTAATGGCGAGTCTAGAGATACTCAAATTATTACTAACATTCAAAACAACGATGTTGACGGCAGAAGAGACATGATTCTTACAGAAGCAGGTCTTGAAATTCAACTACCTGAAACACACGCTATTTTGAAATTTAGCTAATAGTTGAATACGGGGGAGTTGCAATATACTCCCCCAAAGAATTTTAA